ATTTTTTATATTATTTAAAAAATAATCAACCACTTAACATAGAAGATGAATCAAAATGGATGTGGAAAAATCATTTTCGTAATGTTAAAAATCCAAATATTTTTATCCCTATACTAAAACAATATGAAACAATTAAGAAAACTTTAGATATAGAATTTGAAGAAAAATATTATATTGAAGGATATGATAATTTTTGTTCTACATTTTCAAGTATAGAGTCTAATGGAATTTATAAAGATGATGCATTAGTTTATACTCAATATAATCCATATACCACTACGGGTCGTCCATCTAATAGATTTGGTGGTTTGAACTTCGCTGCTTTAAACAAGAGTGATGGTAGTCGTAAAGCGTTTAAATCAAGATTTGATTATATAGGTAGATTGGTAGAATTTGATTATGATGCTTATCATTTGAGATTAATTGGAGAGGTAATTGGATATGAATTACCAAAAACTTCTGTACATCAATACTTTGCTGATATATTTGATGTTAGTTATGATGAAGCAAAAGTTATGAATTTTAAGTTACTTTATGGTGATATACCTCAAGATATTGCGAATAATGTTGAATTTTTTGGTAAAGTTAAAGAATTTATTAATAAACTTTGGACTAAGTATAATAATGATAAATACATAGAGACTTATATTTATAGAAAGAAGATATATGCGAATAATTTTGAAGAAATGAGTAAAACTAAATTGTTTAATTATTTTATTCAAAATTTAGAAACAGAACGCAATATGAAAGTTTTGGATAATTTACTTCCCAAAATAGAAAAATATGAGAGTAAATTAGTCCTTTACAATTATGATGCGTTTTTATTTGATTTAAATCCAAAAGATGGATTAGATCTTTTGAAGTTAATAAAGAAAGAAATGGAAGAAGGAAATTACTTAACTAAAGTCTCATCAGGGATAAATTATGATGAAATGGAAGATATAACAGAGAAGTTATAATGATTACAGATATAGATAAAATTGTAAAAGAGTGGTCTTATCGAATAGATAATGGTGCACCAAATCCTAAAAATTCGGTACATTTATATCATCTATCTGATATATTGATAGAATATAGATGGCCTTCGAATGCAATAGATGAATTGTTAAATAACATTAAGAATGGTGTAGTTACTTTACCTAATGTTGTATTAAATGAGGGGACTCGACAAGAGGCATCATTAAACACGGCGATGATGGAGACTGCAGCGTTAATAGGAACAACTGGTGTGTCACGACAACCATTTATTGATTTGTTATCAGTACCTAAGATATTTAAAGTAATAAAAATTAAAAGTAAAGATGATGTTAATGATTTTAAAAAACAATGTAATGATATAATAAAATTATCTAAGAAAGCTAAAAAAGAGTTATCGAAGGGTGTAGGTAAATCTGGTGATTGGAATTCTACAGGAGTATCTATGATAAAGGACTTTGTATTACCTGAATTAAAAATGGAAGATGGTGTTCCTGTATTTCATGAAAATAGTTTACAAGATATTGCTTTAGCAGGTGGTTTAGCGTGGGGGATGTCAGATTTTGTAGCAGAGAAAGTTAGTTTTAAACCAAAGTTTATTCACGATAAGATTATGGATTTTTATAAAGCTGAAATAAATAGAGGTATTACAAGAAAAGGTTCTAAAGCGGCTACTCCAGATGCTATCATATCAAACGTATCAGCTGACAAATTACTAACAGCATTGAAAGATGATAAGAATGAAGTTGTAGGAAATGAATCAGATGGAACTGTAAAATTAGGAAAAGATATAATTTACATACAAACATCTCTTAAAAAAGGTGTAGGTAGTTCTCAAATTGGTAAATTTTCTAAATTGTTAAGAGGTACTTATAATCTTGGAGTGAGTACCAAAGAAGCTGCAACTTTTTTACAAGAAGAACGTAATGAGATTGAAAAAATGATTTATGAGGGATTGTGGGATAAGGTAAAAAGTTTCACTTCTTCTATTTTTAGTAAAGCGAAGAATTTGGTGAATAATGGGTTATCAAGACTGAAGGGTTTCTTTTCTAAATCATTTAAAGATGGTGCAAAAATAAAACCAAAAACTATTAATAAATTAACAAAAGGTTACACAATCAAAGAGTGGACACAAGAAGATGTTGATTTATTAACGGAAGGTACTATGAGTGGTCCTACCAGAGCGACTATAAAAGCGATATATAATAATCCAACTAACGCATATAAAAATTTAAATAAAGAAGTTACCGCATTAGAAAAGAAAATGAATGCTCTTGGTGAGTTGGGTTATGGTAAAATAAATAAAATTACCTCAGCACCAAAGAAGATACCTGTTACAAGAAATGATAAAGAACCAGGGTCTAAGGTTGTTTTAACTTTAATAGGGAATATAGCCGCATTAGAAATGGTTCAAGGTTTAGCAGGTAAAAGTTCTAAATTAAAAAAGATAATATCAAATTTAGTTACAGAGATGTTGTTTGGTGCTACAAATCAACCACTTTGGAAAGTATATGGTAAGATGTCAAATAAGGACAAAGCTTTTTCTTATTTAGGAACAGCGAAAACAGTAGAGAAAAGATTTGAAGGAGATGATATTAATATTGAGTTATTAGGAGTTGATGTACATCCACATACAAATAATGCATATTATGTAATTACTTGTTATTTATTACAAGAGATAGCTGACGCTGGTAAATTTTATGTTAAGGTACGAACAGGTACTAATTCATCTAGTAATATAACTCAAAATTACGAAGGTCAGGCGATTATAGGGGCATTTGACATAGATAAAAAATTAAAAGAGATTATTTAATGAAAACACAATTATTATGTACATTCACTAAAAAGACGGAGTTAAATGAAACAGTTGATGTTATAATTTCCTGTAATGAAATAATGTTTGAAAAAATTTATGTATTTGAAGATTCAGATAACACTGCTAATTTAATGTGTACTTATAATGTAGAGTATGATGAGGATTTTACAGAGGGAGTTCCTAATACTATTTCTCTACATAGAAAGAAACAAACTAACACGTTATACACTATAAACGCGCTAAATGATGTCATAAGGGAACTTAATAACGGAGTGTTAGATAAGACCTATATTATACCTTGGGAGAATTATCAAAATTCTATTTTACTAAATAATGAAAGTGGATTAGTTAAGATAAATACGAAGTTATATAAAATAGTTAATGTAAAAACTTGGAGTGTTACAGATTAAAAATTGAAGTTATATTATCCTGATTTTGATAAACATAAAAATTTATCAGATTCCTATGATGACCTAAAAAGGCTATATAGACAACCAATGGCCATTTGGTTTGGTAGAAGTCCTTACAAAAAAACTAAAAATATCCCAAATAGGATTCATAGATTACTTAAACGAGCTGAAGATAAAATAGTAACTCTTGTGTTATATTCAATACCTAATAGAGATTTAGGTAAATATAGTAAAGGTGGAGAGACAGATTCTAAATCTTATTTAGAATTTATTAAAGAAGTTGTAGTTGGAATAGGTACTCATAAGAATTGTTTAATTGTTTTAGAACCAGATGCTTTAGCTCATTCTTTAAAGATGGAAAGAAAAGAGAAGAAAGAAAGAATAAAGTTATTAAAACAATCTTTAAAGTTACTGAGAAAGACTAATTCAAAAATTTATATAGATATTGGACATCCAGAATGGTTGAAAGTATCAGAAGCAATAACATTGTTAAGACAGTTTGATAAAAAGTTATATGATGGTTTTACTTTAAATGTATCTAATTTCATTGATACCCAAGTATGTGTTGATTATGGTGATGATATTACTAAAAAAATTGGAAAAAATTACATAATAGATACAAGTAGGAATGGTTTAGGTTATTCCACTTCTTTATTTAATCCTACAAATATCGCGATAGGAGAATTACCTACATTTAAAAGTGTTTTTGAAAATTGTGATGGATATTTATGGGTAAAACCACTTGGAGAATCAGATGGTAAAGAGAATGGTTCACCAAAAGCTGGTAGGTTTTATTTGGAATACGCATTAAAAGTTATAGAAAATTCAAAAAAGATAGGCACATTTAACTTCCAATAAAAAATTGAAAAAAAAAATGTTTTTTCAAAAACAAAGAGATATTTATTCGTGAAGTAAAAATTAATTACTTCCGAATGATAAATAAACAATACAATAAGTAAATAACAAATAGGAGATACCTAATGGATTTAGAACTCGTAAAACGAAGACTCAATCAGTTACAAACAACAACCCAAAGAACTTCAAATCTTTGGAAACCAACCCCAGGAAAACAACTAATTCGAATTGTACCTTATAAATTTAATAAGGATAATCCGTTCATTGAGTTGTTTTTTCACTATGACATAGGTGGAAAGTCACATCTTTCACCAATTTCTTTTGGTCGTCCAGACCCAATTGAAGAATTTGCTCAAAAGTTAAAAACATCTGGTAATCGTGATGATTATCGTTTGGGTAAAAAACTTGAAGCGAAGATGAGAACATACGCACCAGTTATTGTTCGTGGTGAAGAAAAACAAGGTGTAAAATTTTGGGGTTTCGGTAAACTTGTATATCAAGAATTACTTTCAGTTATAGCAGATCCAGATTACGGTGATATTACAGACCCATTAAATGGTCGTGATGTTGCTGTAGAGTTCAAAACAGCTGAAGAAACTGGAGCAAGTTTCCCATCAACCTCGATCCGAGTAAAACCAGTACAATCACCAATTTCTGAAGATACGAATATTTTAGAAATGATTGATGATACTCAAAAGGATATTACTGAGATATATCAGGAAAAAACGTATGATGAACTTACGGAAATTCTGAATACTTGGTTAGAAGGTGGTGATAAAGAAACCAATGATGAGGAAACCACAACTTCAAAAACAGCTGACGCAGTTAAGGAAACCACTAAGAATGTAAGTGAAGTTTCTGATGCGTTTGATGACCTCTTTAACAAGTAATTAAGGATATACAATGAGCGTAAGAGATGAACTTGCTGAAGCATTAGCAGGTTCTTTGAACAAAAAGTTCAAAGACCATAAAGTAGCATATTTCTTAGATGGTGTAGATAATACACCTACCGATATCACGGATTTTATATCAACTGGTTCGACAATGTTGGATTTAGCTATTTCAAATAAACCTAATGGTGGTATAGCCGTAGGTAGAATTACTGAAATCAACGGATTAGAATCAAGTGGTAAATCTTTGGTTGGAGCTCATATTCTTGCGGAAACCCAGAAAAAAGGTGGTGTAGCAGTTTACATTGATACTGAAACTGCTGTATCACAAGATTTCTTACAAGTAATTGGCATTGACATAAAAGAAATGCTATATCTCCATCTCGAAACAGTAGAGGACATTTTCGAAGCCATTGAAGAAATTGTCACTAAGGTTAGAGAATCTGATAAAAACAGATTGGTTACAATATTAGTTGATTCGCTAGCTGCATCTACTACGAAAGTAGAATTAGATGCTGATTTTGACAAAGATGGTTGGGCGACAGCTAAAGCTATTATAATATCCAAAGCTATGAGAAAAATTACTCAAATGATTGGACGACAACGGATAGCGTTAGTGTTTACCAACCAACTTCGTCAGAAGTTAGGAGTTATGTTTGGAGATCCTTGGACAACAAGTGGTGGTAAAGCACTACCATTTCATGCATCAACGAGAATTAGACTTAAAAACAAAGGTCAAATTAAAGATAACAAGAAAAACACGATTGGTATGACCATTCTTGCTAAAGTAGTTAAGAATAGGTTAGGACCTCCACTACGAACATCAGAGTTCCCTCTATATTTTGAGAGTGGAATTGATGATGTTGGTAGTTGGTTGACTGTTATGAAAGAGTATGATGTAGTTAAAATTGCTGGTTCTTGGTACACACTACCAATAATAGATTTTGAAACAGGTGAAAAGACTGATGAGAAAAAGTTTCAATCTAAAGATTGGGAGAAAGTATTAGAAGAACCTGGGTTAAAAGAATATGTTTACAACCTCATTTGTGAGAAGGTCATATTGAAGTATGACAAATCTGCACTCGGTATAGATGATGTAGAGGTCACGGATGAGGTTCTCGATGAATAAGAGATACATAAGTCTACTAGATGAAATTAAAAAGAATGGCGGGAAAATAGATGATGGTCACTTCAATGATAAAGTACTAATCATAGATGGCCTAAATACTTTTATACGAGTATTTAGTGTTATGCCAACTCTCAATGATGACGGTGTTCACATTGGGGGAATAGTTGGTTTTCTGAAAAGTATCGGTTATGTCATTCGTCTTTTTAGCCCCACCCGAACTATCATAGTATTTGATGGTAAGGGTGGGAGCACCCGTCGCCGTAAATTACATCCAGAATATAAAGCTGGTCGTAAGACAGATAAAAGACTTGTAAGAGCGTATGATTTCGCAGATAAAGAAGAAGAGCGAAAGAATATGCTTAGACAATTACAACGAGTAGTTCAATACTTAGAAGCATTACCTCTTAATATTTTATCTATTGATAATATAGAAGCAGATGATACAATTGCTTATTTGTCTAAACAAGTTTTAAAAGAAAAAGTAGTAATTAGTTCTACAGATAAAGATTTTATACAATTGGTAGATGATAGAATTAAAGTCTACTCGCCTACTAAAAAAATTATATATGATAAAGAACAAGTGTTTAAGGAATATGGTGTTCCTTCACGAAATTTTTTAACTTATAGAGTTTTAGAAGGTGATAAGTCTGATAATATACCTGGAATCAAGGGTGCTGGTTTGAAGACTATAATAAAAAGATTTCCACAAATTCAAGACCATGACAATGACATTACAATAGAAGATATTGTAGGATTATGTCGTGGAAAAGAAGATGAGATGAAGATATTTGAAAATGTATCAATGTGTGAACCTCAACTTGAATTAAATAGAAAACTGATGCAATTACAAGAAGTTGATATACCATCAAACGCTAAACGTAAGATTTTAGGAGCAATAGATAATCCTATTCAAAGATTAAATAAATTAGAATTTGAAAAGATGTTTTTACAAGATAAATTATTTAGTTCATTACCTAACTTACAGGGGTGGTTATTACAGACTTTTAATCAGTTGAATAGGTATGCTGAAATGAGTTAGTTGTGGGTAGAAAACTTAAATATAAAACAGAAGATGAAAAACAAGATGCACAACGTAGATGGCAGATGGAACATTACTACCGTAATAAGGAAAAACTACGTAAGGTAGCTCGAGAAAGGTATAGGAAGAAACGACATTTAGAAATAGAAGAAAAGCGTAGAAAAGAATTATACGGTGAAGAATAAATTATATTCTATTGAAGATGTTAAAAATTCTGAACTTGTTGAAATAGATAAGGTGAATGCTTTAGACATAGTATTTAACAAT